TTAATTTTCAATATTAATGATCATATACTGCAAAGTTATGTATATTCCAACTTCTCCATTGTTGAGTGCCTCATATAAGTCTTCATCAACGAAATCTCCAGATTCATCATATAGCCATTTATGAATTTGAATAATTTGTATATTCCCTTTTTTGTCTATTCTTGCTATTGGGTCTATTACGGACCGAACTATCACCTTCTTCTTCGTCTCAACATCAAGCAATGTGATAATTGTCATTTTAAAATCCTTATAAATATCCTGTATAACAACTACGCTCAATCAATAAAGATTTTTATATTTAAATTACTTAAATAGCAATCTTTTCAATCTAAAAAATAAATTAAAAACACTTCAATAGTATGTGCCTATTAGAAAAGATACCTTAAATATTCTACTAGCAATAAAAAACCGCTTTAAGGGCGGTTCATCTAAAATTCACAGGTACTTAATGAAGATTTTTTTTCTGTCTTTGCATCTTTCTGGGCTCACAAATTTTTCCAATAAAGTTAGTTAACCACAAAATACTTTCTTCACGATCTTCAAAATGAGGTATAAGGCTTAAATCTACTTTTATTTTGCGATCAGCTAAAGGCAAACTTAAACAATGTTCAAAGTCTATTGAGCTGTACTTCAATTTGAGTCTTTTTTCTGCAGCTTGATTCTTTATCTCAGCCATAATGCGATTTAGATTAACAATCAAATTATTTGAAATTTTATTATTTTCATATACCCGTTCGTAAACTGTCTCAGCTACATCAATGTAATTTATTAGCTCTACATTCTCATTCATAGCATTTGTACTCCGTTTTTTTAATTATTCTCCTAAAATCATGTTTATTTGAGTTACCTAATGCATCATCTAAGTAAATATTGTTTAAATTCGATTAATTTAATTTTAAATAAATTATTGAATTAATAATATAATTATTGGATTTTATAATATTTTTATAGATCTTTATCCTTAGCAAATTCAATTAAAATTTAATAAAAAGCCCCGCCAATAATCGATATTTAGCGGGGCCCTTTTACGCCGTAATACGTCCGGCAAACAATAAAACTAGTTTTTAGGTGCTCTTAAGATATCTAATACTAATTTAGACATTTCATGTAGATCAGATCCTACGGGCAACCAGAATTGATAAACCACATTGTCACGGTTGAAAATCTGTTTGTAGTACTCAGTTTCAAAAGATGGATCAATATCAGAAGCTTTTAACAACTTGCCTTCTCTTTCTATCACTTGCCCATCCAGCTCACCACCAACACAGATATTCATTTTACTAACCAGATTTTAATTAGACTGGACTATAGCACAAAAGAAAACCTCCCTTGGGAGGCTTTAATCAAAATGCTGATAGGTTTTAACCTCATGCTTTGCTTGTCGATTAAACCAATCATTTAAATACGTTGTTAAATCTACTTTATTAGATGATAAGCCAGTAATTTTATCTAAGAATTTTTCATGCACTACATCTTCCAAGGCGATGTTTTGCACAAAATCTTTTTGCTCAAGGCCCATCTTTAAAAATTTAGTATCGTTGCAATCTAAACAGAAGATTTCAAATTGATCATCATTAATAAAATGCAGCTGGTAACCTGATTCTAGTTTGAACACCATGTTTCTACCATTTGTTTAATTTATCAATTATTGACTTTACCAATTGCAGGAAATTTTTTCAATATTTAAATATATTTCAATAACTTATGTTTGCTATAGCGAATTTCAACTACCAGAAAAAACAAAAAAGCCCATCGTTAGATGAGCTTTAAAACTAGTGAACTACTTACACTTCGAACACTATAACACGAATATGCCATACCCTGTATTTACAGTCAAGAAGATTGATTTTCCATTACTACTGTTTTAATAAACTTATCAAACTGAAAATGAGGATAACGAGATTTAATAAAGGCTAAACCGCATTTAATGTCCTGTTGGATTTGTGAACCGTATGTATTATTACTCTTTGCAATATCACGAATCGACTCACCCATTACATAGTGCCACCAGATTGCCCCAATCCATTCATGAACAATCTCATCCTCGATAGCTTTAAGATCAAGTAGAATTTTATGAATAGCACGTCCTTCATTATCGTTTAACTGGCAACAAGTGCCTTTACGGCGAATACACAAGCGATCTTTTAAAGATTCATCACTCATGTACATAGCCATCAGCTTTTCACGTTGCTTTTGAGTGATGCGTTTCGTAGGCATCGTCTTAACAATTTTGACCATTGTTTCAGTATCGCCGTTAAGCCAAGCTCCAAGCTGGCGGCACCACTCTTCAAAACTATATTTAGACCAATCGACCGCTTGTAAAATGTGTTGTACTGGCATATTCATTTTCATCCCACCAATTGCTCAATTTGTTTAATCGCCACGCCTGCTTTAACTTGCTCTGTACTAAACCGTAAAACTGTAAAACCCATCATTGCTGCGGAGTTGTATTTCTCCATATCCCCGATATAACCTTTACCTCTTGTATGACGGCCTCCACTCCAGATCCCGCCTTCCACCTCAATCAAAATCTTTGTACCCGTTATTAAAAAATCTGCTCTCCATTTACGTTCAGGATGGAATTTATATTCCTGTTCAAAACCGATCTTGCATGCTCTTAAATGCGTTGCCAGTACCATTTCACCCACACTTGGTTGTCTAGCAACTTGCTTTGCTGAACGCCGCTTTTTATTTTTCTTTATCGGAAATAACTTGCGGTATTCAGCAATGCTGACTGATGACATCAAGCACCACCTTTCAGCAAAAGGTCTAATTGATTAGCAAAGCAGTTATAAACTCGCGCTTTATCCTGATCACCAAAAAGGCTGGATGAATGAGCATCTTGTTTATACTTTTGAGCCAGTTTTTCAATTGACTCCCTTAGTTCAACCAGAGTGCTTTGCTTTTTGCCGCTGAGTGGTTCAATTGAGCGTGATACGTGGTCAGCCATTTCTTTTTCCATCTGATCGAAGTAACTTTGACGTGCTAAATCTCTCGACTTGATTGGCTCTGGTGAAATAAGCTTTTCCATTTCACGGCGTTGCGCTTCAATCCATCTACTGTCCATTTTTTGCGCCCTCCGCATTAAACTTCTTCGCTTGGTCAAGTGCCTTCTCTAATTGAAGTAACTCGTTGTAATCAGTATTAGATAGCCCACTCCGGTTATATCGGCCTCGTAATTTTTCACAAAGAGTCTTAACTTCTGCAAAACCGCCGTAAGAATTTATTAACTCTTCAACTGCACAGTGTTGGCATTTACTCATGGCGATATCCTTTCTCATCTAGCTCTTTACGCGCCAACCACCACAAAACCACCGCACCGCTAATAGCTGCTGTAAAAAATGAAATTAATAAGCCCCACGCTAAAATCTCGAATTTATTCAAGCCGCCTCTCCTTTACCTTTTTGTTGAAATCCAACCTGAATGAGGTATGGCATCAATTTTTGTTGTTGCTCTGGATCTGCAAGTTTCACTGCGACACGTGCAGCAAGTTGTTCATAGCTCTCGTTACCTTCAGCATATTTACTTGCAAACTCTGGATGAACAGAAAGTTTTTGAGCAAATGAGTAAATCTGTTTTGAACTGAGTGTGTTTGACTCTCCCTGAGGGGTTCGAACCTGTGCTCCAACTTTTGGGTTTTTAGATTGTTCACGTGCTTGGTATTTTCCACATGCATTAATCAACCAGTCAGCAAAGTGGTAATGCATGAGTTCATCGCAAAGATTCTTCTCGGCGTTGTAGAGTTCAAATGCTCGTAACTCTCGATCGAACCAAGTCGCGTTTTTGATCTGCTCGTAAGTTTCCTGATCAGTTGCCAAAAGAATTTCTTCACGAAGTTTTTTTAAACTCAACCATGTTTTTTTATTTTTAGATTCTTCTGATAGATTCTTTGAAAGATTCCGTGTCCCAACGTTGGGACTGTTTAACGGAATTGTTGGGACTCTTTCATGGAATTGTTGGAACTGTTCCGTTGTTGGAACTGTTCCATTGTTGGTATTGTTTAAATCATCATTTTCAGTGTCAAAGTGTACCTTTGTTGGTACTGTTTCCCGACCTTTAACTCCGATCAAAAGATAGACTTTTACCTGCTTAGTTTTACCTTCGCGCTTACCAGTATCGATAATAAATCCGTCTTCAATTAACTCATCAATGATTTTTAAAACGGTCTTACGGTCCATTTCCGTGTCATCAACTAAACGAGCAATACTTGGATAGCATTCATGTGTTTCACCAGCTCGATCGGCTAGTGAAAGAAGGACTAATTTTTTTAGTGGTTTTAATGCTCCACCCACCTTTTGTTTTTGACGGGTTTTCCAAGCCCAAACTGTTGCATCTAGACTCATTTATCCCCCTCTTCATTCAACTGAATGAATGTGCTACCCAAATAGCGGATCCGTTTAGCTCGATATAAACTTGAGATGATCGGGCCAGCATGAATAAGATAAATCCCATGTTTTCCATGCTCGTCAACCAAAGCCTGCATGAATTCATCACGTGTTACAGCAGCATTTTTTTCGTCACGGTTTTGGCGGGCTAAATTTTCCTTCCGTTTTTTCAACAAACCAGACAAAGTTCTTAATGCTGGTTCATGCCAGGATTGAATATGCTTTCGTTGTTGTTCAAAGGTACTCATGACACCTCCGCTAATGCTTGCTCAGCTTTTATTAGGCGGCGTTTAGCGTTGAGCTCTGCTACTGTTGCTGTACGGATTTCTTTTGATGAAACCAGAATCAAATGATTCTCCGATTTGATAGTCCACAACCTAGTCAAAGTTTTATTTTTAACTTCAAACAAATCATTTGATTTAAAAGTGCGGCACTCTTCAGTAAGTACAACAACGTCACCAGATAGAAATTCTGGTAAGTTGTAATTAGCCGATTGATTTGCTAAATTGTTTTGCATATTCGATTCCTCTAGCAAGTAATTGAATTAACTAGCCTGATGGACCAGATCAGGCTTTTTCTTTCTTTACCTTAGAAATATAAGTTGCAGCTTCCGACTTAAGCGCCTCTCGAAGTTGGCGAATGTGGTTTTCCATTTCTTCTAAGATTTCTTCTGTATCTGCTAATTCCGCAGGTGTAACAACTCCATCCTCTAAAACTTTGTGGACCTGTTGATTGGTTTGGCCATTGTTAATATTTATATGTAGCAAGGTTTCAACAATGCTGACTTCATGGCCTTTCTCATCCACTTGATTAGCTGGCACTAGAACATAACCAAGCATGTGTGCCCATGCCTTAACTAAAGCTGGGTTGCGTGTAAACTGAATCATTGCCTCAAGCTTCTTAATACTTGGTAAATGGCTTTCCATATTTGGGTTTGCGTAATTAAGTACGCTCTTGTAAGAGTCACCAAGTACGTTTGCAATTTCTTGCGGCGTAACTCCTTGTGACTGGTGAATCATCTTGTAAATTGCTGTTTTAGCCTCTGGGCTTAAGTTGATTACACTCATATGTGAATCCCTCTTTAAATTTCACGTATACGCACGTTTGCTAATTTGTGAGAATTAGCTCACGGATTGGTTTTGCTTCTTAAGGTTCTTGCGAACATATTCCCAGTTAATATCTGGTCGTAATTGTTCTGCCTTAACTTGACCCTGAGTAATTTCCTCAATTTTCAAACAGCGATCTTCTGGAATTTTCTCAGGATTCCATTTGCTAGCAGCCCAAGGTGTAACCCCTATTTTTCGAGCTAAAGCTGAGATGCTCCCTGCAAAAGTCACAGCGTTATTAAATGCTTCATGTGGAGTAGTCATAAATGACACCAAAAATCCTACTTAAAGTAGAAAGAAATATACTACCAAAAATAGAATTGGTGCAACTAAAAATTGATAGTAAAATTCTACCCACAGTAGAAAAGAAGCCTATTTTGATGGAAGACGCTAAATACAAAGACTTTGCGGACCGACTCAACGCATTGATGAAGGCAAAAGACTCTCCAATTAAAACTATCAATGAGTTAAAAAATGCTATTGGTGTTTCTTATGAGATGGCTCGTAGATATACACTCGGTTCTGCTAAACCAAGAATTGAAAAGCTACAAACATTGGCTGATATTTTTGGAGTGGAAATTAGTTACTTAGACCATGGCACTAAGTTAGACAATAATATTGATTTATCAGATAAAGTTGGTTTCGAAGGACGCAGGGTTCCAGTAATCTCTTGGGTTGCGGCTGGTTCATTTACACCGATTGAGACAGTTTTGAAAGATACGGAAATTGAAGAATATTTACCGCCAAATAGAAGATGCGGGAAAAATGGATATGCTTTAAAAGTAGTAGGATATTCTATGGCTCCAACCTTTCTACCGGGTGATAGAATATATGTGAATCCAGACATTCAAACATTTGATCTTAAAACAGATGATCTTGTAATTGTAGCTTGCGCTGGCGATTCAGAGGCGACTTTTAAAAAGCTTATCATTGAGGGCGAAGGAACAAGTAAATTCTTGGAACCATTGAACCCAGACTGGCCTGATAAAATTATTAAACTTTCCGAAGATTGCCGCCTTGTTGGAAAAGTGGTTGGCTTGTACCGAGATATTTATTGAATTTCAGCTTATTTTCTTTGAAACCAATTATTAATTTTTTACTTTAAACCCACTTTTTGTGGGTTTTTTATTATTTAAAACTAATAATATACAACTTTAAGTAGGAAATAATCCCTACTATGTATTGACTTAATTTCTACTTAAAGTAGTATTTGTCTCGTAGACAACAAAAAAGCACACCGCCCCTCCCCAGGTCCGATGTGCTTTTGCAAAACTGCGAGATCAATTATGAACGTAAAAGTTAACTCATTCAACTCCTTTGCATTTGTCAGCATGGCTGCTCTTGCAATCTCAGGTGGTTCTTTAGTTGCTTGCCAATTGCAGCCAGCTTTCCAAGCAAAAGAAGCCCCTTCTCTATTTACCCCTAAGACTCAACCAAGTACTTACGGTGTGTTGACCGCGAAAATCACAGGTAAACATTCTGGCGTTGCTGTAATTAAATTAGATAGCTTCCGTTTAAACGTTAGCTTTGATTTTGAAGCTCATCCAGACAGTTACGGCGTTCCGGGTTCTGAATTTACCGCTGTTGATATTACTCAACTCACGGTAAATGAAATTACTGATGTTAATGGTAAGTCATATAACGATTTCACCGAATTTGAAGACATCCGAAATATCAATGATCTTCTAAAAGGCTTCATCGAACGTAACAAGTTGGTGGAGGCTTAAAGATGACTAATTTCAAAAAACACCCTGACGGCTACATGTCATTTTTAGGCCGTGATGATAAGGGCCTCTACTCTGTCCGCATTGGCTGGCAAGTGTACGCATCTAATGCTAATGGCTCAGTTCTTTACAAGGTGAAGGACTCAGTTAAGACACCTTTGGACGTTGAAAAGTTCCAAACTGACTATCCAAAAGTTTGGAATGAACTCACACAAGAAATTGATTTCCAACGCAGAAAGCAGCTCGCAATAAAACTGCGTGAAACAAACATCCCTACTTATGACCGCAAGGCTTACAAGCAAAAACGCGGCTTCACCGGCTCTAGATGAGGATAAGAAAAATGACAACTGAAAACTCAAAAGACAACTTACATATCTGGAATGCAGTTAAGCAAACGCCTACCAATTTTCTTAAAAAAATTGAGTTTGGTTATTTAAAAGGTAAATCAGATATTAACCCTCAATGGCGATTAATGGCTATGACTCAGGCCTTTGGACCTGTTGGTCATGGCTGGACTTATAGACATGTGCGTTTGTGGTCCGAAACTGCGCCAGATGGAACCATTATGGCTTTTGCTGAAGTAGCAGTAAAAACCAAGATTGATGGTGTTTGGGGTGAGGAATTTTTCGGCAACGGCGGTTCAGCAATTGTTGAAGTTCAAAAAGGCAAATTAGTAGCGATTGATGAAGGTTATAAAAAGGCCGTTACTGATGCTCTTGGTGTAGCGTTTAAAGCTATTGGTGTGGCAGCTGATGTCTACCTCGGTAATTTTGATGGAAGTAAATATCTATACAACTATGACTATGCCTATCTAGAGCAAAATGCCTCTACCCCAGCAGGTCAAAATACAAATCAAAATAATCAGACAATCGCTCAGGGTGGTAACCAGAAGCCGCCTCGTACTCAGGACCAACTATATCAAGATGCATTAAAAGCAATTAAAGATGCACCAGACACCAACATCTTAAATGCTGCGATTAAGAAGTTTAAAGGTACTACGTATGAGGCGGGTATCAATAGAGCATGCCAAGCACGTGCCGATCAGATGGGTTGGGCACCTAAAAACAATCCTCAGCAAGTTCAGCAACAACAGTCGTTACATCACTAAAAGGAGAGCTATTTATGTCTAACTTACTAACTGCAGCTGAAGCATTTGCAGCACTTCAAAAAGGTAAAACTGTTCTATGTCGTCCTATTGGAGACATGTTGGACTTTTCTGACTTAGATCAATTCCCCGCTTCTGTTTTTGGTAAACCGGGTTTTGAATTCTGCATCAAAATCGAAACTATTGAGCTGGCTGGCATTACATTCACAAAGCCATTAACTATTGATGAATATGAGGAAGGACAGGATGTTTTTGTAATTACTACATATTCGCCTTCTATTTACGTCGTGAATTTTAGAACCACCGCATTAATTGAATCTATTAATAGCGGCTTTGTTCAACGTGATGCAGAAAACGCCAAGCTTCAATTAAAAGCACTATCTAAAGCGTTAGGTTTTGAAGTTAGTGACGATTTTAGTGTTATTCGCCTAGGTGACGAACCAAAGAAACAGCGTGCTAAGAAATCAAAAGGTGCACAGACAGTAGTTGTAGAAAAGACTTCTGAAATTGTTGATGAAGTTAAACAACCTACAATTGTTATTACTGAGCAAACAAATGTAACTACTTCTGAAGACTCATTGGTGCAATCCGAAGATATTTCAGAAAATATAGGATCAGCTTTAGATAGTGCGATTGTTATTACAGAACAACCTTATGTGTCTTCACCTGAAGATTTTTTAACTCAGCCTACACCTGAGCAAGAAAAAAACAATGAGTATCAGCAAACCCTAGATACTCTTCTACAGCGTGTAAAAGAGTCAAAAACACCTGCAGAAGTAAATGCGGTTTATCGTTATACCCGCACATGGGATGACGAACAAATGAAGCCTATCCTTCTCGCCACTCACAAACGTCTTGAAGAGCTAGAAAAAGAAAAGGCATCTGCTAATGAGCCACCCTCTTTAATGGTTCAAATCCAAACTGCACCAGACCTTACAACGCTAGATGCTTTGGAAATAGACGTGGCTGCACGAGATCCGCAGATTCAACCGAAGCTAATGGGGTATGTGAGAAAACGCCGCTATGAATTAGAGAATCCTACACCTACTCAACAAGAATCTACCCCTGATTATTTATTAGTGGACGGTTTCTAACATGAAAGATCAGTACAAGAAAGTGAGCCAAAAACACATGCTTGGTTTTATGTACTACTTGCAATTGCTGGGCTACGTAATAGTCCGGCAAGGCATGGACCAAGCAATGTTTCTAACAAAGCATTATGCGGTACCAGTTGCTTGGCGGCGCATAACGATCGACTATCACAACCGATTAAATAAACCTGCCCAGCAGCTTTATAGAGAGTTTGTTGAGTGGACTAAAGAAGAATATTTGAGGGCTTAAAAATGGAAGTAAGAATTAAATCTGTAAATGGCTCAAGTCCTTTACCAGCAAATTTACAAATGGATGTTGTTTATAAAGCTGTTCGCATAGATGCCAATCGAATGAAAGTAACTTGTGATGATGGTCAAGTGATTACAACAAGCATTTCAAAATCTGGTTATTTGGGCGATTGGGGTGAATGGGAAATTTTAAGTGAGGATTCTCAACAATGAGCAAAGTTATTGGTGAAGTTAATTTGAGCCCTAGCCGTATTGAAGGTACTCCGGATCAGGTGGCTCTTCATATTTTTGAAGAAATCATTTGTCCAAGTACTGAGGAGCTTATCAAAAACAATCCGGAAGCTGCAAAAGTTTTTGCATATCACATTTTTGGTTTAGCACTGTCTCAGCTTGCAGAATTCCATTCAACTAAAAGTTTAGATAAAGCTGTAACCGTTACCCTTCACAACCTTTTGCGTCAATTGAAGAAAGAACGTAATGAGTTGAGGAACTAAAGGATGAGTGGATTAAAAGTTAAAACATGTGATTTTTGTGATGACGGGAACGGTGAATGCATTTTCCCCTATTACGGCCTTGCCCCTCATATTCATACGAAGCCAATTGGCGGCACTGTATTTCTTGACGGGTCAATACCTGAAAACTTCTGTCCTGATGGGGATGGTTTAGGCATGTATACACATTGTTTGAATTGTGGGGGTGACGGCACCTATGAGGGTACTCAATTAGAAGTTAAAGTGGAAAGTAAGGAGATTTAAATGTCTTGGTATTCATTAAGACAACTGGCTAAAGAACTCGGTATGGCTCCAAATACTTTTAAAAAATATTATTTGGAGAAATTCCCGCCTGATCGAGAATCCAAAACTTATAAGGGTTGGACCTCTCAATCAGTAGCAAAGATTAAAGTAGAGATTCAAGGCGCTAAATAAGCGCCTTCATCAATCAAATCCGCTATAAAATTTTCAATATTTATTAAATCTTTTGTGTGTCTTCCTGCACCAATTGCACCTCTAAAAAGATGGCATGCATTAAAATTATGTGCATTACAATATGAAAAAATCTCAGGTACTAAATCAAAACCTATATTAATTTTTAACAGTCTATGACTACTGTTGTACAACTTTAAAATATCTTTAAGGCTTGGTCGACACCCTAATTCCTCAAAGACTTTTTGATTAAATTTAGTGTAAGTTAAAATACCTTGTTGATGCGAAATATGTTGATTTAATCCTTTTGGAGGATCCAAGACTTCAAGAACTTGATTAAGTTCATTAATTATATTTTCAGAATTTAAAATCCAAATACTGATTTTTTTTTCAGATAAAAATTTTAGACTTAAAGCATGAGAACAAGCGAAATAACAAGCGACATAAGGATTTTTGGTCCAATCCAAAAGTCTAGTTGAAGTTCCATAATGCTGAGCAAAAACAGCTAGCTCATAGAAATCATCACTAAACCAATCAAGACTATCTCTTGGTGTCTTTCCGAAGAAATTACTAATTTTATTTTTTTGTCGACGTCTTAATTGATCATTATCTGAAGGTAATTGAACACCTGCCAAATCACATGCTTCTTGGAATTTAGTTAAGATTTCAGATTCGTACTGAAGATCAAATTCTTTATTTATAGGTTTCCAATTATATTTTGGTTCCTCACGATAAAATGTTGGGATTAGGTCCCATTCACTTTCCCCATGTCCTCTATAAACAATTGATTTATCTAAAACATGAAAACTTTTAAATGTAAAAGTTCCAAATTTCTTATGGCTAAAAGTAGATGGTTCATGAGTGTGTCTTAAATGTGTCATTACATTTTTAACATTTAGCTTATCTGGTCTCATAAAAGAAATAAATTCTTCAAAATCAGTAAATTCCAGCTCATAGTGCGTTTCTTTAAATACAACTTTTTGGAAATAATTATTATCCATTTTGATTTATCCAACTTACAACTTCATACATCAAGATTATTCCAATTTGATTTTTTAAAATTAACATAGATTTGACATTAAAATTTGGGATTAAGATTAGGTTAAAAAATTAAGTTACTAATTAAGTACCTTATTCAAATTGTACTTCTAAACTCACTTAATTCTTTTATCCATTTTTTTGAAATCAAGATTATTTCAACCAGCGGATCTAATAAATGTTCAGGATAAAATATTCTTTGATCTTCAAAATATTCGGTAAATTCACGAATATTTCCATGCATTAGATCATTTCTTAGCTTAATCAGATTGATCTTTTCACCATTTGTTATTTTTTCATGAAAATCATGTTCATCACTAAAAGCCAGAACTGAAATAGGTAAGCCTTTTTGCTTAGCTTTTATGATCATTTGTTTATTCATATTTTCAGCTACATACAATCTATCTTCTGGACTATCGCTAATTAAATGAAGTGTTGATCGAAGAGAAGCTTCTATTCCACATATTAAGCTCAATAATGCAGGTAGATAATGGCCATTTGTATATGCTTCAATGCCTTGGATAAAATACCAATGAAATTCAGCACCACTGTTTTCTTGAATAAACTCTTTTTCATATCTAAATTTCAAGGATTGAAAATCAGCCATTCGTGAATAATATTCATCTTTATTTAAAAAATTGTCTGGATCTAGGTTCTCAATTGAACTATTTATAATATCTTCATATAAATATTGATTACCCAGTAGCTTTGCAAATTCAACTTCGTCTTTACATCCAATAATTGTGTAATCAGCTTTTTTATTCATTAGTCTTTAACCATCCTTCTACCTCATTTGCATACCAAGTCATTAATTCTACTCGCTCATCCCAATATTCAGCACGGTTATAAATTTTGCTTGTTTTATCAGCTTTTGTTGATTTGTTCACATGGGCAATTTGATAGTCGATCACCTCACCACGGAATAATTTACTTTCATTAGCATGGGTCGAAAAAAGTGAACGAAAACCATGTGTAACCATTTTATCTGTGTAGCCCATTCTTTTTATCATTGTGAGAACTGATTCAGATGTCATGTGTTCATAAGGTTTGCCACGTTTTTTAAATATGTACCCGTCATCAGTCTTGACGCTTTCAAGTTCTTTAAACAAAGCATAAATTTGTGGTACCAAGGGGACCATTAATTCTTTTCTTTTTTTCATCCGGTCTGCAGGAATAATCCAGACTTTATTTTCAAAATCAATCTCTCCAGAATCCCACCTTGCTTTTAATAATTCTGTTATACGAGTACCTGTATAACAAACTAAAAGCATGGCCATTTTAACTATTGAGCTAGAATGGCTCGCTTTCATACGTCTAAAGAATTCTGGCATTTCACTTACAGGTAAACAAGGATGGCTATCAGATTCATATTCTGGAATTACATCCTCCACTAATGTACATGGATTACGATCTGTATAATCTGAGGCAATTGCAAAATCAAATACTTGCTTACCAAGTCTTAATGCTCGGCTTGCGGTTTCTAAAGTACCCTTGGCAACGATTTCTTTAATTTTCTTCGAGATGTGCTTTCTTTCAACTTCATTAATTGGAAGATTTTTAAAATCCTCGGTTAGATATGCAAGTCGATATTCGACTGTGTCATAGTATTTTTTGCTGGTCCATTGTGATTTCATGATACTCAACCATTCCTCAACCACCTTATAGACAGGTGGAGAATTGGCGACCTTGCCCTGATATTCTAATTTTAATTGTCTTGCTTGTTGGCGTGCTTCTTTACATCCCATAAAAGGATATTCGCCCAGCATCTTTTGATTTTGCTTTCCATTTTGGCGATAAGACAAAACCCACTTCTTTTTCCCATTTGGAAAAACAGAAATGTTTAATCCCTCCCCGTCTGCTACTGAATATCTAGATTCTTTAGGTTTTAATGACTTTACTTGGGCATCCGATAGCAT